TTCAAGATGGCGGAATCTCAGTTCTGGGTGGAGAAGGTTCCAAAGTTCGTGTGCAAGCTGACGCCTGCTGCGAGCGTGGCGACCCTGCATGAGAACTACGGTATCGTCCAAGGACTAGCGTACTCTCAAGGATACGGACTGCATCGGGTCGAACCCAAGATTTGGCAGGAACCACTTGGTCTTGGTGGACGGAAATCGTGTGCGACCAGTGCAGAGTGGAAGCGAAAGCTGAAGGCAAAGGCACAAGAACTGTATCCACATCTCGACGTGACGCTCAATAATTCAGACGCATTGCTCATCCTTCACCACGCTCTCGGCGGTGGTCGCTAAAAACAACAAAATGAAAAACGATATCTCCCATCGACAGTTCTTGAAAGATGCACCCAAACTTATCGACTATGCGATCATTCGCGGCTGGATGAGCAGGCCGAAGCCAAAGCAAGACGCTGATGGCACCTGTTCTACGGACGCGATTTCCCATCTCGATGACGATGAAATTCAGGAACCTAGCAAACAGCGCAGTAGAAGTTGAACTCATATCAGATGATGTTGAGATACTGATAGGTGAGACGAAGTGGCCCGGCGTGGCTTATATCCAAGATGGAAAACGAAAGATACACGTCACCACTAGTGCCAGGTTCAAATCAAGGTTCGTGCCGATAGATGAGACACCCTGATCTATACATAGATGCACAGAGCAAGCTCTTTGCGAAGTTTCAGACGCGCTCCATACGCATACATCATTGGAGCAAGTACCTGATGACACCCAAAGAGCTTGCTCTACTTTTCGGAAAGCTGGAGAAATCAAATTCTGTTCTTCGAGAGATAGCCAAGACCGATCTTGGCAAAAGCGGAGAACTAGCGCGCAAACAACTTGGAATCGAATGAATCAATCAAATGTGGACCGCGCGAGAGCGTGGTTGAGGAACACCCCTGGAGCCGTCACCGGTCAGAACGGTCATGGAGCGACTTTCGCCGTCGCCACATCGCTGGTGCATGGCTTTGAGCTATCTCATGGAGACGCGGAAGCATTGTTCAACGAGTACAACTCGAAATGCGTTCCACCGTGGAAACCGCATGAACTAGCCCACAAGCTAGTCGAAGCGTCGAAGGTGGCTCACGACAAGCCGAGAGGATGGCTCTTGTCCGCGCAGAGCGGCACGCCTGTATCGACCACCGGCAAGTTCATTGTCAAAAGACCGACCCAGCCGGTTCCGGTTCCTGCAACGCGATTCTCCATCGCTGACTTCCTCAAGGCGTGCTTTGAACCGGATGAAGTGGTCTGCATCTGCAACGACATCATCTGCGACGAGGCTGGCAATGGAAGGCCGGCGTCGAAGGGTACGTTCTTGACTCGCGACAAATGGATATCCAATCACTTCACGGATCCCATCAGTTCGATGTGGACGAGCCAAGAGAGCCGCGGATCCTATATCCGCGTCAATCCATGCAGCGACGAGAGCGGATCCGATTCTGGTGTCTCAGCGTATCGCCATGTCCTTGTTGAGATGGACGAGAAGTCCAAGGACGAACAATGGACCGCTCTCAGCGAATCCAAGTTGCCGATGTCCGCGGTAATCGATTCAGGCGGCAAGAGCCTGCATGGATGGGTACGGGTCGATGCAGCGGACAAAGCGGAATGGACAGAGCGTCGAGACATCGTTTATCGACACCTTGAAGCCATTGGCATCGACCCGAAGAACAAGAACGCGAGTCGGTTCTCTCGTCTTGCCGGCGCGATGCGTGATGGCAAGGAGCAGAAATTGTTGGCCATCAATGTCGGGTCGATCACTTGGGAAGCGTTCACCGACTACTTGGAGTCTCAGGACATGCCCCAGGAGTTCACGCTCCAGAGCATCCTCGATTACGACCCGGAGAATGACCCTGACAATCTCATAGGGGATCGATGGCTTAGGCGTGGTTCATCGCTCCTGTTCGTCGGACAGAGCGGTTGCGGCAAAAGCTCGATGGTGTTCTACCAAGGACTGAAGTGGGCCATTGGTTCGGATTGGTTCGGCGTGCAACCTGTGCGGCGGTTGAAGGTCGCATTCGTGCAGGCTGAGAACGACATCGCGGACCAGCATGACAGCCTCAAGGGAGCGGCGCAGTCGGTGTTTGGTACCCAGAACTGGGTCGATGGATTGAAGAGCGCCGACATGCTGTTCTTTCGCGAGACGGTGCGGACAGGCGCAGACTTCGCAACAATGCTCCGCAGGATGATCCGGAAGACAAAGGTGGACATCGTGTACGTCGATCCGTTGTTGTCGTACATGGGTGGGAATCCTGCGGACATCGAGGTATGCGCGAACTTCACCCGCCATCTGCTTCAGCCGATCATGATCGAGACAGGGGTGGTAATCGTCTTGGTGCATCACTTCCCCAAGCCAAAGGGCAAGGACGAGAAACCTGAGAGCGTGGCAGACATGGCCTACTCTGGCTTTGGTTCATCCGACCTGACCAATTGGGCGCGAGAAGTCATCGTGATGAAGGAGATCGGGTTCAATCATCCTCGGCGATTCGTTCTTGGGATGGCGAAGAGGTCAGAGCGATCCGGGATGAAGGACAAAGAAGGGAACAAGTGCGGATCAATCATCATCCAGCGAGGAGTTGGAACCGTGTCCTGGGATTACGCTCCACCCGAGGTCTTCAAGGTGGATAAAGCCGCTGGCAAGAAACCTTGGAAAGGAAAGTTCAACAAACACTAATATGCGTGCCTTAATTGCTTGCGAATACAGCGGAACGGTTCGTGATGCCTTCCGAAAACTTGGCTGGTATGCAATGTCCTGCGACCTCCTGCCAACTGACGTACCTGGAGAACATCATCAGGGTGACGTTCGAGAACTGATGGCGCAACCGTGGGACATCATTATCGCGTTCCCGCCATGCACATACCTGTGTTCATCCGGGATGCACTGGACCACCAGAGGTCTGCGCGACCCGAAGCTAACTGAAGACGCACTGGACTTTGTGAGATACCTTCTTGGTGCTGACTGCAAACACATCGCAATCGAAAACCCTGTCGGAGCAATTTCAACGCGAATCCGCAAACCTGACCAAATCATCCAGCCCTGGCAGTTCGGACACCCGGAAACGAAGGCGACGTGCCTCTGGTTGAAGGGACTGCCAAAGTTGATCCCGACCGACATCGTTGATGGTCGTGAGCAGCGTATCTGGAAAATGCCACCCGGACCTGATAGATGGAAGCTGCGCTCTAAAACGTATCAGGGAATTGCGGAAGGGATGGCAAATCAATGGAGCGAGTTCGTATTGTCTTCGCCCCTTCCAGCAACACAACTTAAACGTAGCCAGACTTCTTTTCTCTCATTGCTCGCCGACGACCTTTGGCGGCAAGAGACTGAAATTTAGATTTTGATAATTTTTTGCGTCCAATGTAGGCCGCAAGAGCAGCAGGGTCTTTCACACCCTTCTTCTCAAGCTGACCAACCAGTTTTTCAAATCGGCCTCCACCACCAAGTTTCATTTTATCCATAGAACGGTTTGTTAAGCGACACATTCTTTCCTTGATAGGTGTTACCTTTTTTTGAGAGAGAGGTCATGGCTTGATCTTCGGAAATCCTTTGTCTGAATAGTTGTAGATTTTCTTTTTCATCCTATTGCGACGAGAAACAAGCGACTGCCTGATCCTACGATTAGGATCAAGCGATTGCACCGGAGCAACGAACGGGTCCGCAACGAAGTCACTCATTTAGTTGGCCTTTGGGGAACACCAAGAGAATCCTCAAACACATTTCGCTTGTCTTCTGGAAGGCTTGCTTTTGCATCTTCAGATTTTTGATACAAATCATCCCATGTTTTATTGAACTGAACCAATGACATGTTGGAGTTTCTGGCCAACGCATTTGCTTGAGGAATAGTGATGTTTGGCTTCAGACCTGCAAATGTCTGTGGAAGTCGAGCAGCAGTTCCAAGGAAGTTTTGAACAGGAGCGCTTCCAACCATTGCGTCAACGACCCACCTTGCCCTGGTCGCGCGCATAACAGAGTTTGCAAGCTGGTCAGGTTGAAGCCGTCCTCCTTGCTCTGTCATGTTCCTTGCACGATTCCACAACATATAATCATTGATCATGTTGAAGTCTGCCGGATCCAAAACAGTACGAATGATCTGCATCCGATTTGGATCATCTATCATATCTCCAAGAGCTTGAACACCCCTGCGAAGATTTGCGGGACCGGTTTCAGAGACGTGGTTCAACAATGCCGTTGCTGCATCTGCCCTTACTGCATTCAGCGTCGCAGGATTCAACTGATTGAGAGCATTCTGCACAACCTGCGGATTTTCAGACCTGAACAAAAAGTCTCTGACAAATTGAGAAGGATCAACGTCTGGATTCAGTTGATTGCGCTGAACTCGGCGAGTGGTTGTATTAAAAAACTCTTCCGACCTTTGCCTCGCTTGCTGCGCTAGATTGATTACATTGTTTCTCAATGTAGGAGATGCGATGTTTCCAACATTATCTGTGATTTCACTTAGCTGTTGAGGAGTGATTCCAGTTGCGACAGGAATTGTCATTCCGACGTTTTGAACGCGAACAGCATCGTTGAAAATAGACTGGAGCCTATTTGCGTTTACCTCACTACCGGCAACAATGTTTCGCACCCCTTGAGGAAGTTCCCTGAAGTTGTTTGCGATGGAAGAAAGATTTTCCGTTGCAACTCCACCAATTTCAATAGGCGCGCTGCTTCTCAATGAATCAAGGAAACCGCGCCTAACTTGGTCAAATTGGATACGGCCCTGAGCGGTTGGGGTTAAAAGATTTCTGATTGACGTAAATCCTTCTGGGGATCTAGCGAGATCAGAAAAGAACTGCTCTGTGTTTTGATATCCACCGTCGCTTGCCGGAATAGACGCCCTCCTGATTATCGGATTATCCTGAAGCAAGTTGAACCTGTTTTCAGCAAGCCCCTGAGCAGTCACAACCTCATTCTCAATTCCAAGCCTGCGAGCAGACGCAAGCTCTTCATCTTTAAGCACAGAGCGAAGCCTCCTCAGTTGGTTCTGAGCGACGCCCGGTGCGACCTCTGAAAAGTGATGGATGAGTCCATCGATTGACTGCCTGAGTCCAACAATCTGCTCAAAGGTCTGAGGACTTCTTGCAACATCAAGCAATGCTCTTGCGCGCGAAGATGCCTCATTGAAAAACTGAGAAGGAATGCGCTCGATGGTGGTTGTTGGAGCGCCACCGATAATAACAGATGGAGTGGTTGTTATACGCTCCTCGGTTGCAAGCGCTCCAAGAATATCATCTACTGTATTGGTTAGATTTTGGCTTGGAGCTATTGGAACTTCAGGTTGGCCACCAAGCCTCCTTGCAAGAGTTGTCCTGACGTTGTTATAAGCATTGTCAACGATTCCTCCAAGCCGCTGATCTTCTCCACGAATGAATCCAACAGAGTTGTTTGCTGCGTCTTGCAATGATGCCGCCCTTGGGGAGCGAGGCAAAATGGTTCCAATGGTTCCTTCGACTTCAGCAGCGGCTTGTCCAGCGGATCCCGCTGCTCCAGTCCTAAGTGCTCCCCTTGATGCAGCTTCAGCACCAAGAATATCTTGCTGTGCGGTTGCAGATGTTGCTCTTACCTGTTGACCCAGAAGGCCAAGGTTCCCACGAATCGCTTCTGGAAGTCCTTGTTGTGCGGCAAGTGCGGCAGAGCCTGGACCAAATGTACCAGGAACATTTCTACCCGTTTGTTGTGTACCTGTAAGCGGAGCGGATCCAGCACCAAGCGCACCTTCCAATCGACCAGAGCTTTCTCTTCCCGCTTGAGCAATCTGCTCTTCAGTTGTCAGTGCGCGAGCGGTACGCGCAAGTGCCCCACTAGCGCCGCCAACACCCGCTCCAAAAAGTGCAGGGAGACTGATTTCTTTTCCAATTTCTTCCCAAGTTGGAAGCCTTCCTTCGTCAATGTATTTTTGGATAACATCTCCAAAAGCGGCAGTGGAAGCATTTACAACAGCCTGTCTTCCAGCTTGATAAAGTCCTGCTGCAAAAGGTCCAGCAATCCCCTGAGCCATTCCAAGCGCGGGGGTTGCAGCCATGATTCCAGACTGTAATGCTCTTCCTTCAGCCGGTTCTTTTCTCTGGCCAGCAAAATGTTCTATGGTCTGAGCCGTACGTTCGCCGGCATAACTAGCGAGTCCCATTGCAGCAGGATTTCCACCCGTTAAATAACCAGCAACAATAGGAGGAGCAACGCGAGCAGTTGTTGCTGCTGTTCCAACTCCAAGAGTTCCGTAATCTTTTAGCTTTGATTGCTGTAATGCCAAATCAAACTCATTATTTCCGGTTGTGGTTACACCTTCAACATCTCCAGCCGCTTGCATCATTTTGCTATACCAACCAACACTTGCCGACTGATTCACCGCTTTCTGCAATTGTTCAGCAGAGCCTGGGTCAGCGACGGGAGTGGATGGTTGAGCGGAAGTGGATGGAGTTCCGCCAACGCTTGAATCATAAGCCACTAGAGCATCAATATCATCCTTTGTTGGTGGAGTGGGTTTATTCCACTGATAAACCCGTCCAGATGGAGATGTTATTTCAGCCATAAGTTATTGTTTGAACCCCCATCCAGCAGGAAGAGCACCACCACCAGCAGGCTTGCCCACCGATGGAGTGGCGGGAGTTGCGCCACCAACAAAAATTCCAGGAGCGTATGTCTGTTTCAACTCCAACGGAATATCAGCGTTGTATCTATTGTTGGTGATTGATTTGCCAATGCCGCGTTTCAAATTTTCATTAAAACCGCTTGTAAGCAAAACATAGTCATTTCCGCCTGTCGTTCCGGCGATGTTATCCATGTCCCTTTGCTCGTTGGGTGTAAGAGTTGCACCAAAAACACCTTTGCGATAATCCTGAATAACCATGCCAATCTGCTGCTGTATTGCTCTGGCAGTTTGTTTTTCAGCACTGGTCAATCCCTTGAATTTTGCTGTGGCCTTGAACAAAGGGGAATCAATCGGACCAACATATTCATTGAAAGCTCCCTTGCCATAACGAGCATCAAACTGGTTGATTTTATCAATAGCATTATCAAGCTGAAAAATAGCTTTATCAGATGCCGTGATTGAATCAATAACCTTTGCCGGGGTTTTGATATTTAACCTGACAACCCTAGAAGCGTTTGCAACCTCGTCGGGATTATTCATGTTAAGAAGGCCCTCATCAACCAAGTCTTGAATGTTCTTTTGAGTTCGTTGTTCTACAACACCACCTTCGGTTCTAGCAGTAGGAAGAAGATTTCTGTATTCCTCTAGAGTAATCGCTCCAGAATCAAGCTGAGATTTTAATCCTTCTCTTGTGTTTCTTTGTCCGGCAAGAGCGGTTGTTGAAAGTTCTTTTAATCTAGCTTGTTTTTCCCTAAGTGGCGCAGCAGCAGCAAAAATTGCTATCCTAGATTCAGGATTTATTTTTCCAGTTTTTGGATCAAGACCTCCATTGTACTGAAGAGGGATATCACTTTTACCGTTTTCATTGAGAAATTTGATTTCATTGTTTAAAGACTCGAATTGAGAAGCGTTTGCTTTTTCAAGAAGAAACCGATTTTGCGCCATCGGCAACGACTGGATAACTGGCCCGCTCATGTCTCCAAGCATCTTTAGTCCAGTTGCACTTTGAAGATCGGACGGAGGAGCAGGAAACGCGGCGGTCGGATCGCCCTTGGCATTCCATTGAACATAATCAGATTGCCATTTCTGAATCTTTGGGAGGTCAACAGCAAATGTTTCTTGCTCCTTCAATGATTGCCCAAGAGCATTCTCATGAATCTTGTTCTGAAGGTCGGCACTCTTCTGCTGCATAACCTGTTGAGCAGTCTGCAACTGAAGCTGTTCAGTCATCCGCTTCTGTGTCTGCGCGCGGTCGTACAACGATGCGCCGAGCTGAAATGCTTCAAGAGTATTGTCGGCCATAAGAATTCAATTAGTATTTGTATCCATAATCTCCATAACCAGATGAACTAGATGGCTGGCTGTATAGATTCTGCGATGGGCCGTTCATCATATTGTCAACATTCCCGTAGTTGTACGGAGCAGATTGTCTTCCTCCACCCAAAGACTGCTGCATCATCGCGCCACCATAAAAACCACCAGCACTTGAAATAGCACTTCCAAATGCAGACATCGTGGGATCAGGCATCGCAGCTACCTGTGCAGCTTGCAAATCTCGACCATACTGAGCCTGTTGCTGTTGCTGCATCACACCGACGCGCTGTGCCGGCGTGATGAACATGCTGCTGGTCGAGAACGGCTGGACCATTCCATACGCACGCTGCTGCTGGATAAAGCTCTGGGCCTGCTGCAATCCTTGGTTCTGGATCTGCATGCCTGTCAATCCAAGGTCGCGAGCAGTCAACGATCGGCCCATCCCACTCGCACCACCAAAACCACCCGACAAAGCTCGTCCAGCGGTTGACCGTTGAACCTGTGAAGATATTTCCGGCGAGATTTCGCCTCGCAAAGACGCTCCGATGTTTGATCCTGCCTGTGCAATCAACT